ATCCTCAGAGCCGCGCTCGATTGGCGGCTGGGATAGCTTGACAGGAAAGGAGGCAAACGATGATAGAGACAAAAGTCCGGGGGGACGAAGCGGCCACGGGGCAGGCCAAAGATGATATAATCAAAGTGTGCCCTGAAGAGAGTGACTACACTAAGGTCAATGTCGGCAAGGACCTCGAGCCAATCGTCTCGGCAATAACGGCGCTCAGCCCGGCGAGCATAGAGCTGGTGGCCTCACTGGTCAGGCAGCTTGCCGTTCGGGAAGGCGTAGACATGAGTGCCGAGAATCGGTCGAGGATAACCTGCCCGATGGACGGAGTGCCGCTATGGGTATCGAAGCTCAAGCAAGAGAGCTACTCGCCCGGGACCATCCGGGTGTACATGTCGACGATAACGATGTGCCTGGCAATCATGCCGACGCCGTCCAGACTGGACCTGCAGCAATGGCTCGCCCAGCGCTTGGAGACGTGCTCTCCCGCACGAGTGGCCACGGACCGGAAGGCGCTCAGGAGCCTGTTCTCGTTCTTGCGAGAGGAAGGGCTCTGGGCGGTAGACCCGACAGAGCGCATCAAAAGCATCAGGGTGCCCCGCCACACGAAAGAGCCGCCCACGCTGGAAGAGGTGTGCAAGCTGCTGGAGTACGAGTGCCACGGTATCGGGCAGACGCAGAAGTACAGGGTGATGACACAGCTGCTCGCCACGACGGGGCTCAGGCTGACGGAAGCCTGCTCGCTCAAGAAGAGCGGCGTGCTGTTCTCGAAGCACGAGCTGAGGGTCTGGGGCAAGGGCATGGGCGGCGGCAAGGAAGGCATCGTGCCCATGATACCGGCGGCCGAAGTGCTGCTGAAGGACTGGATGGAGAGACACCCGGACAAGAGCTCCCCGTACGTGTTTCCTGGGGGCGGGAAGACCGGCTACTGGTCGATATCATCCTACGAGAAGACCCTCAAGAGGGCGTGCAAGAAGTACGGCCTCAAGAACTTCCACCCTCACACGCTAAGGCACTTTTTTGCGACATACACGCTGTCTCACGGCGCCAAGCTAGAGGTCGTGAGCAAGATACTCAGACACGCGTCGGTCGGCACGACCGCAGATATCTACAGGCACGTGCTGACGGGCGAGATGCACGACGCGGCCAGAGACTTTGCGCCGCAGCTGACAATGCCGGCGCTGGTGGCTTTGCCGGAACACGGAGTCGTAGAAGGAGAGTTCAAGGAAATTGACAGCGAGACCGAAGGAGGCGAATAACATGCCGCGGACCGGCGCCCAGGTCTCATCGCCTGGCCTCCGTCGCAATACTGCTAAAAAGAGCGCGCCCACTGTGGCAGTAGGCTCTAAGCAGGCTGGCGGCCGGCGTCGCCGCGGCATCCATATCGTGAGAGTATGCTGGCTGACCGGGAAGCGCGGATGGAAGTACTTTGCGCGGCATCACGTCATGACGGTCGAGGAAGACCCGGACCTGACCGTGTGGCTCTGCAGAGGCGCGCACTACCTGGTCAACCTGCTCAGCCGGTACAAGCTTATAGAGGACCCGAGCAAGATGGCCGACCTGATAATGCTCGCGAGGACGCAGGCCGGCCTCGAGAACAAGAGAATCGTGGTCCGGTACGAAGAGGTAGACTGATGCACAAGAAGCGCGCCAGGGAAGACATACTCGCCAGACGCCGTGCAGACGACGGCAGGCGCGGCGAGCTTGGGCTGATACCCAGCGCAGATGAAAGTGAAAGCTACGCCGCCAGAAGAGACAGGCAGGCAGCCGAGAGGCTCGGCATCGTCAGGCCGTATAGCCCCGGGATACTAGTCGTCACCAATCCGTTTCATGCGCGTCCGCAAGAGGGCGTGATAATACTGAGGCCGGGACGTGGAAGTCCTGCAGCCGCGAAGGAGGAATAGCCATGACCACAGACAATAGCAAACCATGCCCGCCGGGAGGACCGGTTCACGACGGAAGCGGTGGAGGAAAGGGAAGGCCGGGCGGAGACAGGCAGGGGCTCAGCAGCCCAAGGCCGCCAGACCATCCTGGCACTCAAAGCAAGTAGAGCAGACGAACGACAAGGAGGTACGACAATGGCGTCACCGACAGCCGCGCATCAGCGGTACAGAAACCAAAGCGGGGCGATAGTCCCGGGAGTGACTACAGTTATCGGGCTTCTCGCCAAGCCGGCCCTTGTGCCTTGGGCATGGAAGCTCGGCATGCAGGGCGAGGACATGAACAAAGTGAGAGACATGGCCGCCGACATCGGGACGGCCACGCATTACATGGTAGAATGCAGGCTGAAGGGCGAGACGCCCGATTTTCAGCACACGACCCCGTTCGTCAAGGAAAGCGCCCTGAAGATGATGCCCGCGTTTGACAAGTACCTGAAAGAGAACCCGGCGAAGACGCTGGGGTCGGAGGTGCAGGTAGTCAGCGAGCGATGGCAGTTCGGCGGGTGCATCGACTGGATTGCCAGGCCAGAGTCTACAGGTGTTGTCACCATCCGTGACATCAAGACCAGCGCTGGGATATACCCGGAATACCGGATACAGCTGGTCGCCTACAAGGAGGCGTGGAACGAACTGCATCCCGACCAGCCCGTCGAGGCTGTCGAGGCCTTGCACCTGGACAAGAAGACTGGACTGTTGACGGTCTATCCGTTTGGCGACCTGACCGCTGAGTGGGAGATATTCAAGCACCTGCGGGCCATATACATGCTGCAAAAGAGGGCGGACCCGAACCGCAATAAGGCACAGTCCAGGAACTACCGCAAGGTCGGCAAGCTGGGCGGCGTCTTATGAAGGGACTCGAGACGTTCGTTGACTGGTTCGCCGGCATCGGCGGCTTCCACATCGCTGCCGCAAGATGCGGACTTAAATGCGTAGGAGCGTGCGACAATGACAAATGGGCTAGAGAGACATATAAGACAAGATTCGGACACTATCCGGAGTTCGAAGACGCAAGACAGGTCGACCCCAGAGAAGTTCCAGACCATGACCTCTTCTGCGGAGGCTTTCCCTGTCCGTCCTTCAGCATCGCCGGCAAAAGGCTCGGCTTCCAAGACGAAAGAGGCACCCTCTTCTTTGAGATATGTAGTCTCCTTGATATCAAGCGACCGAACTACGCCATCCTTGAGAACGTTACGGGACTTTTGTCGGCGCCTTTCGTTGACGAGAATGGACTCACAATCCCTGAGACTTCCGGATGGGTTTTCTACAGAATCCTGGAGTCGCTGGGGGACTTGGGGTATAATGTGCAATGGCAGGTGCTTTACAGCCGACATTGGGTTCCCCAAGACAGGCGAAGAGTATACATTATCTGCAGTTCTCGAGAAGTCCCCGTCCCTGAAGTATTTCCGCTCTTCGATGCTGCAGGAGAGATGGCAGGCTATCCTCGGGGGCAAGGAGGCGCCATAGGTAAACTGCACAAGCACCAAGGTGGCCGAGTGTACGGGCCAGGCAGCATAGGCCCAACGCTAGATACGGGACATGGCCCGCTTATTGACACGGGCACCGGCCTAAGGCTAGCGACACCAATCGAGCGCGAGCGGATGCAGGGCTTCCCAGACGGATGGACAGAGGGCGTCAGCGACCGCCAGCGAGAGAGGCAAACGGGAAACGCAATCACAGTTCAGGTGGCAACCGAAGTCATACGGCGCCTCGTGGAGTGCCACAACAGCCAAGGGAGGCGTCGGGCGGCCTGACGAGTACCTTAATACTAAGGAACCCAGGATTCGCGACACGCGAGTCCAGAAGGAGGACGGAGCAATGAGCGCAAAGAAGCAGACAGCACCAGAGCCAAAGGAAGAGGCCAACGAGGCCGAACTGTTCGACGAGGAAACGGCGGAAGCCGAATCCCTGGCGGACCTGGCTGGAACCGGCGGCGGCGTCTACGAGGGCGACCTGCTGACGATGGAAGCCATCAAGGACCGCAAGCACACGGTCATCGACTTCAAGTTCCTGCCCAGCACGTTCAAAGAAGGGGGGACGTACGCCTGCATCCAGATTAAGCTCCGCGGCGCGCTGCAGGTCGTCAACACCAACGCGACCGTGATACTCAAAGGTCTGGCTAACGTCGACAAGACAAGACTGCCAATCGTGAACGCTTTCGTCATGCGGATGGGCAAAAACAAGCGGGAGTACTGGGACTTCGCCGGCGCGGACGAGCTAAAGCAACTGAAGTAGAGCACTGGAGGTAACCATGCCTTACATACTGCAAAGCCAGCGGCAGCGGCTTGACCCCGCGATAGCCGAACTGGAGATAATTCTTTGCGACCTGTGCGAGCCCAAAGGCGGGCCAGACGTGGCCGCAGACGGGATGCTCAACTACATCTTCACGCGGCTGCTGCAGGGAGGACCACTCCAGAGCTACGTCAGCCTCGAGCGCGCAGTCGGATGCCTGGAGTGCTGCAAGCTTGAGCTGTACCGCCGAGTGGCCGCCCCTTACGAAGACAAGAAGGCCGAAGAGAACGGAGAAGTGTACCCGTGAGCGACGGGCCAAGCGACTGTGCGAGAGCCGCGGAGACAAAAGCCGAGCAGCTCATAGCCGAACGCTGGCCTAAGCTGAGGCGCATACGCTATCACAGCGTTGCCCCGAAGTACGGGACCGCCGTGTACATGTACGAGGAGTGGCTCACACACGTGGTAGAGATTATAGTCAACAGACAGGTCAAGGAGCGCTGGGTGTGCGAACCATTTCAAGCGCCTAAAAGACGTAGGCTGACAAAGGACGACTGGCCTGTGGGCTACTATAGCACGAGTCGTTTATCAAGGAGGTAGGCATGACAAAGAGAGGCCTTATAGTGTACCAGGGCGGGTCGATGACAGGGCTGACCCTGGAGGAAATTACAGGATGGCGCAGGGAGGCGGGCGCGCTGCTTGAGGACGCCGGATTCACGGTGCTCAATCCGGCCAGAGGGCTGATGTTCCTGGAGCCGGAAGCGGTCGTGAAGGACGCGTACGAGGACGAGTTCACCGAGAACAAGCATGTCGTCTTCGAGAGGGACAAGTTCGACGCCACCAGGGCAGACATACTGCTCATGAACCTGCTCAAGGCGCCGCGGACAAGCATAGGCACGGTCATGGAGATGGCTTGGGGTCACCTGGCCGGCAGGTTCATCTGCACTGCCATAGAGCGAGAGGGCAATCCGCACATGCACGCGTTTGTCAGAGAAGCGTCGAGCATACTGTTCGAAGACATTATGGACGCCTGCCTGTACATTGTAGAGACGTTCGGATAGGAGGCGTATGCTTAAGGTAGCGTTGGCCGGGGCGCAGGACACCGGCAAGACGACCGTAGCGAGAATGCTGTCCGGAAGGCTGTCCAGCCGAGGCATCCTGACTCACTACGTCCAGGAGTTCGCCCGCGGTTACATACCGAAGGCCGGAGAGATAACATCGCTCGCCGAAGAGCTGTTCCTTGTTGAGCAGCAGCTGAAGCTTGAGCGAGAAACGCCGGCAGGGATGGCTGTCATGATAACTGATTCGCCTGTCTTCCTTGCGTTCGTGTACTCGATATTAATGGTCAATTTCAGACAACTCCACAAGAAGGACATCATCATGCTCGACAGAGTCTACGACAAGGTCTTAGACCACGGCGGGTATGACATGATATTCCTGCTTCCTGTAAGATGCGAGCCTGCCGATGACGGCGTACGCCCAGAGAGTCTCAGGCGCAAAAACGGCGACATTGCCGCTAGGGTAGGTGCTTTTATTACGCTCCACGGCCTAGTGGCTCAAAAACTCACCACGGTGCTCCAGAACAAGTCTAAAGCGTTTAACGCGTATACCGATTCGGCAGAGCAGACAATTTTAGCGATATTGAGAGGACTCGATGCAGCCGCCAAAGACTAACAGCTTGTTCAAGTGGGCAGACTATTACCTGTCCATCGGATGCTCGGTCATCCCGCTCAGGGAAGGCAAGCTGCCGGCGGTCGCATGGAAGGAGTTCCAGGCGAGACGCGCCGACAGGGTGGAACTAATGAAATGGTTCGTCGACTCCGGTTGGGGGATGGCCATCGTCTGCGGCAGCGTGTCGGGCAATCTGATAAGGCTTGACTTCGACGACCCGAAGGACTACGAAGACCTTTGGGGCAGTCTTCCCCCGGACGCGCCAATATTCAAGTCTCAGAGGCAGGGAGGTGGCTATGGCGTCTTGATGCGGTCGCCAGAATCGGTGCCCACGCTGCCCCAAAAGACCTTCAAGAACAGACCCAAGCTGGAGGTCAGGGGCGAGGGCTCAATCACGGTTGTCCCGCCCACTCCGGGCTACAAGTGGCTCAAGCTCGAGCAGGTTCCTCGGCTGCACGTGCACAAATGGCTGAAGGACGTGCTCGACTTTGACCTGTTCAACAGAGACAGACTGGCGAGGTCGGTAGAGACATCCGCCACGGACGAGCTATCGTCACTGCTCAAGGAGACCACCGAAGGCGAGCGCTCGAACAACCTTGTGAGGATAGCCGGAATGCTCAGGGCCAGAGGCATAGACCTGGAGACCGCGCTGGAAGTCATGCAGCACAACTTCGAGGAGCACTGGCCGCAAGACGGCATGGACTGGGACGAGGCTAAGGGCATCTTCGAGGGCGGGTTCAAGCGGTACGCCCATGAGGGCGTCAGGCTGACCGGGCAAAGACAGAGGCAGGCGTCGTCAGACGAGGACGAGGAGGGCGAGGAGGTCCAGTCGATGCGCCTTGACGAGATACGGGCGCCGACAGAAAGCGACTCGCTCATAGAGAAGCTGGTGCTCGCCGGCGAGGAGGGCAACACGGTCATCGCCGCCCCGGCAAAGATGGGCAAAACATCGCTGGTCCTCGACGCCTCGATAACTGCCACGAGAGGGCTGCCGGCCTGGGGGCTGCTCCATGTTCGCGGGCCGATGAGGATAGCCTACATCGACCAAGAGCGCAAGTTCCTCCAGATACGGGAGAACCAGCTGCTCATGTCTTCGGTGATAGGCGACCCGGACTACTCGAGGTTTCTGCTGCTGGCGCAGAAGACCGGCCAGTTCCAGGTGGACCACCGCCGGATTATGTCCCAGCTGTACGCGAGGCTGGAGGAGTTCGGCCCAGACCTGGTAGTTCTGGACGGATGGGGCTGGTTCGTGGGCCACAGGGCGAGCGACCCGGAGTACGTCAGACCGGCGATGTCGTGGCTCAAGTCGCTGCGCCAGTCACTTGGCTGCGCCACGATAATAATCCATCATTTCAAGAAGACCCAGTACGCCTCTGGCAGGGAGACCATAGAGATTGACTCTCTCGACCGCATAGAGGGGCTGAAGAGGCTGGTCGACCAGGCGCAGACGGCTCTGGTGTACACGCCAATCCCGGGTTACGACACGTTCAACCTGCTGACCGGCAGGACGAACAAGCCGGCGTGGGACCCGCCGAAGACCGTGATAGACTACGACCACACGACCCTGACGCACAGGGCCGTGTCGGCCGACGAGGGCATGGAGCTGTTCGACCCGGAGACATACAGGGACCTGTGGGGCAAGGAAAGCAACGAGAGCCGCCGCGTCAAGGGCATGATGAACGTCATACGCAACCGCAACGGCTGGTCGCAGACGGACCTAGCCGCGCGCCTAGGCGTCGACAAGTCCCAGGTGTCGCGGTGGTACTCAGGCAGGCAAAACCCGGGACAGGCCGCGATGGAGCGGATGGACGAGCTCTACAGGAAGGCGAAGGAAAAGCCGCTCAAGTCGACGAGGATGCCGAGGAAAGCGGAGGGATTGTGATGGCTGAGCGCGTGCTAAAAGAGAAGAGGCATCCGGGAAAGCCTGGTCCGTACTGCGGCCACTGCCCGTACAAGGACGAGAAGCTAATCAAGCACGGAGGCCGCAAGAGCGGCGTCATGCTGGTCGGCGCCGGTCCGGGGGAAGCCGACGTCAGGACAGGCCGCAGGTACTCTGGCCTCACCGGCCACAGGCTGGCGAAGCAGCTCGGGAGGGCGGGCCTGATATTCGACGACTGCTGGATTGACGACGTGGTGCAGTGCCACGTGCCGAAGACCAGGAAGCCCACCAAGACCGCCATGCGGTGCTGCAGGCCTTTGCTCGAGAAGGCGATGGCCGAGTGCCAGCCGCACACGATAATAACCCTGGGCAGTCCAGCCCTTGAGGCGTTCTACCCGGGAGGCAAGATAGGCGTGTACCACGGCCAGAGAATCCAGGCCGAAGACTATGTGCTGGTGCCCATGTATCAGCCCAACGCCTATGACGACAATCCCGACCTGCTGAGGGTCATCGCGCAGGACTACTCCGGGCTCAAGAAGAGACCGATGCTCAAGACCAACGACGGCGACTACTCGCTGGCCGTCAAAGCCGGCTGGCCGAGCATAGCCAACGACCGCTTCGCAGTGGACACGGAGACCAAAGGCCTGGACCTCAGGTCGGAGATGCTTGGGGCCAGCTTCAGCGATTCCCCGGGAACGGGGACGTACTACGAGGCGAGGCTGCTCCGGCACCAAGACAACGTGCCGGACCACGCCACCATGCACCACGCCAAGTTCGACCTGGGTATCCTGGACAGCAACGGTGTCGTGCGCGTAGACGACTGGGAGGACGTGGACGACACGCTGCTTCTGGCGTACTGCATGAACAGGAAGCCGCTGGGGCTGAAGTCGCTCGTCGCCCAGGAGCTCCACGTGGAGATGACCAAGTTCGCCGACGTGGCCGAAGGCGACACCCTAGAGGGCGTCGACCTGGAGGACGTGAGGGACTACGCGGGCGGAGACGCGGACATGACCCTGCAGCTCTGGGACTGCCTGTGGAAGGCGGCCGTCTCGAGGGAGAGGCGGCTGTACGAAACCGTAGAGAAGCCCCTGCCGAGGATAATGGCCAAGGCCCAGCTGGCCGGCGTCCTGGTGGACGTGCCGTACTTTGAGCAGATGTCCGTGTCCCTGGACGAGCAGCTCAGAGACCTGTGGACGTCGATGCGGAGGCTGGACGGATGCGAAGGCCTGATGTGGGAGGACCTGACGTCGCCCGCCCGACTCGCCAAGTTCCTTTCGCGCCTGCTCAAGAGGAACGTCCCCAACACGGAGAGGTTCGCCTTGGAGAGGCTCGAAGGCAGGCACCCGGTCATGCCGATGATTCTGGAGTTCAGGTCGGCGTACAAGCTGAAGACGGCGTTCGTCGACAGCATACTCAAGCTGCAGCGCGGAGGCCTCGTGTTCCCCGACTTCAACCAGACCGGCACCGGGACCGGCCGCTGGTCGTGCTCGAAGCCGAACATGCAGCAGCTGCCGAAGCGCACCGACAAGACGGTACGCAAGGGATTCCCCGCCCCGGAAGGCTACGTGGTGGTCTGCCTCGACAACAGCCAAATTGACCTGAGGTCGCTGGCCTACCTGAGCCAGGACTACGAGCTGTGCAGGATATTCGAGCTGGGCCTCGACGCCCACGACGAAACGGCCGCCACGCTCGAGGACGAGAAGGACAAGGAGCTCGCCAGGAGGCTGGCCAAGACCGCCAACTTCCTGACGGTGTTCGGAGGCGGGGAAGACGCCCTGGCGATGAAGTGCAGGGTTCCGCTCGAGAAGGCCCACGCGTTCCTCGAGGCCCACAGGGCCAGGTTCACGGGCATATACGAGTGGGTGGCCCGGACGCACAAGAGCCTGCGGGAGACCGGCTACGTGGAGACCGTCTACGGCCGCAGGCGGTACATTCCGAAGATATACACGGGCGAGTTCAGGGCCGCCGAGAGGGAGGGCCAGAACATGCCTGTCCAGGGCACGTCGGGGGACGTCCTGAAGCTGCAGCTCGCGGCGGTGGCCGACATCTGCGTGCCGTTCAGCCAGGTGCACGACGAGCTGGACTTCTACCTGCCGGAGAGGCACGCCAAGGAGGAGGCCCGCGAGCTAATCCGCAGGATGGAGTCGGTGGACTGCCCGTTCGCCCTGAAGGTCGAGGCCACGATGGGCCCGAGCCTCGGGGAGACGGAGAAGATAACGTTCGACTGAGGAGGGAGACATGGACCCAAAGCAGAGGGCTGAGTTCAAGAGGATAATGGCGAAGCCGGTGAAGGACTACACGGACGCCGAGTTCCGGTTCGTCAAGAAGTGCATGGTAGGCCACGGAGTTGAATGCATCGACGTCATCTCTGAGTGCCTGAAGGAGTTGCGGGAGGAGACCCTGAGGCTCGCAACGGCCTCGCAACAGTTGACGCCTTCGAATAGGAAAGTTGCGCCTATATAATGTGTATATAGTATTATGTGCCTGTCACATACGCCTTAAGCGCCGCCGTTCGCAAGTGCGTACAGGCGAAGGGAGACGATGAAGCAGGACATGTTCTACGAGGTGGAGACCTTGGGCGAGTTGGGCAGACGTGCCGTGGGCGTCATGGAGCGACCGGGGCAGGAGCCGACGGCGCCGAGGGGTTGTCACTGGTTCAGGGACTGCGGGGAGTGCAGGTGGGAAGACTGCAGAATATCCGGCAACCCGGTTCGGTATGACTCCGACAGGGGACGGCGGATGCGCGGGATGGCGTTGGCCGGCATGCTGCAGGGAGGAACGCCGCGGGCCCAACTGGCCGAGTTCTTTGGCCTGACCGAAGAGCAGGTGGAGAGGCAGGCCGAGCTCGGTGCTGCCGTGCACGCCAGAGGGCAGCGTTATGACCCTGAGTTCCGGCCGGCGATAATAGCCGAGGCGATAAGGCGCAGGGTAGGCGGCGAGCCGGAGATGCTGGTGGCTGAGACCATGGGCGTGTCCGCAAGGCAGGTCCGACGCTGGTGCGAGGGCGTCGACAGCATCAAGAGAGACGACGGTCGCAGGCTGCGGGGCAAGGAGTACCGTGGATTCAAATGTACTAATGCGGGCACTGTTTAGAACACCCGCTCTGGTTCCGCCGGTTATGGCGTCTGAAAGTCCTGTAACCCGCGCGAAACAAGAACGCGGTCTGAATAGGAAGTCGTATCTGGCAGGAATTACAGAGGCCGGTCGGCCATCGGCCTGCGCGCTGGACTATTTTATTGCGGACCGAATACGGGGTTTCCGGGAGGTTGAATAGGCAATTTATGACAATAATTAGAGCGGGCGTTCTGAGCGCCAGGAGGCACGAATGATATACTCGACGAAGGAAGTGAAGGCAATGTCGGACGCTGACTTGGAGAAGGCAAGGCAGTCGCTGGACTACGCCATCCGCCATTACGGCAGCGAGCTCGCGGGAGACGCAGGCAAGGCGCTGAGCAACGTCGAGGCAGAGCAGCAGAGGCGGGCGGCATGAAGGACAACAGGTGGGCGATGCTCTGCAAGCTGAAGGTGGCCGCCTTCGATAACCCGCTCTGGAGGTGGGAGCGCAAGCTCGACGGCTGCAGGATGCGGGTGGACATAAGCCGTGACGGCAATGTAAAGCTGGCCGCCCGAAGTGGCGCCGACAAGACGGCCCAGTTCCCGGAGCTGGCTTTCGCCCATCGTCTGTCTGCTCTGCCTGCCTCGATAGACGGGGAGGTCGTGAGCGCCGACGGCCTGAGCTTTCAGGAGTTCAACCAGAGGCGGATGAACCGGACTGAGGGCGTGGCGCTGATGGCCAGGAGGCTGCCGGCCATGTTCGTCGCCTTCGACATTATAGAGTGCTGGGGCAAGAGCTTGCGGCTGCTCCCGCTGCAGATGCGGCGGGACATACTGCTTGGGTTCTCGAGTACCCTTCACGTGTCTGAGCAATACAAGGATGGCGTGGAACTATTCGAGCGCGCTTGGCGCGAGGGCTGGGAAGGCGTGGTCGGCAAGAGGCTGGACGAGCCGTACCTGCCGAACAAGAGGGCGTGGGTCAAGGTCAAGGTGTGGCTGCCGCCGAAGGACTACTACGTCATCGGCTTCACGAGGGGGACAGGCAAGAGGGCCGGACTGTTCGGCGCCTTCATGCTCGGAGAGTGGGACACAGCCACCGGAGGGCTCAGGCACGTCGGCGACTGCGGCACCGGGCTGGATGACGCCGGCCTCAGGGAGTGGGACGCCGTCAGGAGGGAGCACCCGGTGTATTGCTGCCTTGAGCTCGGACGGCCGTTGCTCGGCGCGTCTGACCCCAGATACCTAAGGGCGGTGCGGGTCAAGGCCGTGGAGGTCACCAACGCCGGCTCGCTCAGGTTCCCGGTCTACCTTGGGCCGGGCGGTCGTCAGGAGCGCCAGAACGAGAATCCGGGTGCTTTGGGCTGATGGCGAGTAGGTTAGCACTCCCAAGCCCAGGATTCGCGTCTGAGGGCTTGGGCGAATAGGAGGAAGACGTGGGCGTGATGAAGGCGAAGCCAAAGGTCGTCGGGCGGCTGGCCGACGGCACTAGCGTAGTCGAGGTGCGATGTCCTGCGTGCGACTCGGACAGAAACGAGCCGCAGCCAGACGGCACATACGAGTGCTGCAGGTGCGGTCAGCTGTTCAGGCAAGACTACAGACAGGAGGACTGACATGCTCAGGATAAGGTTCGGGGAGAAGGAGGTCACGGTCGCGCTGTCCGGCGAGTCGTGCAGCGTTGACGTCACGGTGACCAGGTCTTACGGGGAAGGGCTGGAGGTCGAGTACTTTCACGCCCGCCGGTTCTGGCAGGCCGTGGCTCATCCGCTCGGTATCATGCGGCTGGGGCAGAAGGCCAAGGAAATGGGCGACGAGTTCGTGGCTGTCGTCCGGGGGGACAAAGACAAGGAGGCTCAGTCCTGATGGTGTATAATGGAACGGTGACAAGCGACAAATCTCCTACTCTCAGGCTGGCCGTGTCAGGCAAGATGAGGTCCGGCAAGGACACCTTGGCCGCGCGGCTTGTCGAGAGGTACGGCTTCAGAAGGTACGCGTTCGCCGACCGTCTCAAGGCGGTGGCAAGCGAGCTGTTCGGCATGGCTTCAGGCGCCAAGAACCGGCACCTTTTGGTGGAGCTCGGGCGCAAGATGTGCGAAATCGACAAGCTGGTATGGGTGAACCACGTGCTCGGCCAGATGCCGCTCCGCTGCGACGTCGTCATCTCCGACCTCAGGTTCAGGTACGAGTATCACGCGCTGAAGGCCTTTGACTTCGTCATGGTCCGGGTCGACAGCGACGAGACGGCCAGGCTGAAGAGGGTCGAGAGGTTCGGCTCGAAGGTGGACCTGGCGCTCGTGGGCGACCCGTCCGAGACAGACCTCGACGGGGCGGAGTTCGACTGGGTCATCGACGGCACCACGTATGACGCGCTGTACGACGGGGTCGCGGCCATGATGAAGGCGATGGGGAGGGCACCGGCGCATGAGTGACGAGCAGAAGAGCAGGGTGATGCTGCCCAAGCCCAAGCGGCCAGTAGGCAGGCCGCCGAAGCATGGGGCGTTCACGGGCTCTGAGCTGGCGATACTGTCGCCCGTGAAGCGCGACGAGATTGTGTCCGTGCTGACCGGCGCCAAGGTATCGGTCGGCCCTGCGGACATGATAGCCGTGAGCATGCTGGCCGGCTGCCTCGCGAAGATGGAGCTGATAGACCGGTTCTTTGCCGCCTGCGGAGTGTTCGATGAGACTAACGCCATAAGGCAGGGGCCGTTCAAGGTGTACCTGGCGGCGATGAACGCCGCGACCAGGCTTTGCGCTCAACTGGGCATGACGCCTGACTCGCGCATCAAGCTCGGCATCGGGATGCTGCAGGCCAACAAGGACCTGGCTTCGATGATGAGCGACGCCGCAGAGGAGGACGAGCCGTCATGACGCAGAAGCCGGCTGAGTTTACGGAAGAGAAGGCGAAGCTGTACAACAAGGACATAATATCTTTTCTCGAGGAGCAGTACATACTGCCCGAGACCGGCAAGCTCATAGTCCTGGAGGAGTGGCAGAAGGAGCTCATATTTCGTCCGCTGTTCTACGACCTGCTTCCGGATGGGCGTCGCAAGTATACTCTGGCCCTCATAGGCATGTGCAAAAAGAACGGCAAGAGCACGCTGGCCGCCGGCGTTGGCCTGTGGTTTTGCTTCGCCGGCGAGCCCCACGGTGAGGTCATCATCGCGGCGAACAACCTAGACCAGGCGTCGCTCATTATATACGAGAAGATACGGTCCGCATTCAAGCTCAATCCGAATCTGCTGCAGTCAGCCAGACTACTCAAGACCGGCATCGAGATGAAGAGGACCGGCACGGTATGCCGGCCAATAGCCCACAAGTACCAGACGGCGGCCGGCGTCAACCCTACGCTGGTCCTGTTCGATGAGCTGTGGGGCTACCCTGGGCGAGAGTTCTACGACGAGCTCACTACGTCGCCTGCCAGAAAGGAGCCGCTCGGGCTCATTGTGACGTACGCCGGCTACGACAAAGACTCGTTGCTGTATTCGCTGTACAAGGCCGGCAGGGCGGGCAAGGACCCGCGCATGTTCTACCTGTGGCTTAACGAGAACAAGGCCTCGTGGGTGAACCGGGAGTACCTTGACTCCCAGAGGAACAGGCTGCCTCCCAACAGCTTCGCCAGGTTTCACGAGAACAAGTGGGCGTCCGCGGAGGGTACGTTCGTTACCGAAGACGACATTAAGCGGCTGCACGGGGTTCCGTGGACGATACAGTATGGACCGGACCAGAATCGCCCGCTGCTAGAGTACATTATTTCGTGCGACGCGGGCCTGAGCCATGACAGGACAGCCAGATGTATCGGGCACTACGACCCGCTTGACGGGCGGGTGTATGTCGATAACCTCAGATGGTGGGAGGGCACAAAGAAGGCGCATGTGGACATGAGCAATGTCGAGGCTGACCTGAAGGACACCGGCATCAAGTTTCACCCGAGGAAGATGGTCATTGACCCGTGGCAGATGGAGTACGTCATGCAAAGGCTCAAGCCGTATTTCACCGTCGAGCCGTTCAATTTCAACACTGACATGATGTTCATGTCGCAGACAGTCATTACAATGCTCCGCAACGGCACGCTCGTCTGTTACAACGAGCCGCTGCTCGACAAGGAGTTCAAAGAGATTATAGCGAAGCAGACAGGTCAAGGCTGGAGGATAGACCACGTCAGGGGCAAGCGCAACGACCTCGTCATCTCTGTAGGCATGATGGCGGTCGCGGCCATAAGGAACGCCGGCCTGTCGGAGATGGACTTCATGAAAGACAAGAACCCGCTGCCTCCTGTCGGCTTCCAAGGCATACGGGAGAAGGAGTTCTAAGATGAGCATAAGGTCAAGACTTCAGTCAATGCTGGGCTCAGATAAGCCCCGGGTAACGGTTGAGTTGGGCGCTACCGGGACGTCGGTATTCTCCGGTCTTCTCTACGAGGAAGAGTACAACTCGGACCTGCAGGGGGACAAGGCCATCAAGACGTACGACAAGATGCGCCGAAGCGACGGCCAGGTCAAGGCCGGACTGCTGGCGTGCAAGCTGCCGCTGATGGTCGCCCGCTGGGACGTGGCGCCGGCCAGCGACGACCCTCTCGATGTTCAGATAGCCGAGACGGTCAAGGAGGACCTGTTCGACGGTTGGGACGACTTCCTGAGGCAGGCGCTGATAATGCTGGACTTTGGCCACATGGTCTTCGAGAAGGTGTGGGAGCTGAGGGACGGGCGGTACACCTGGCGCAAGCTGGCGCCGAGACTGCCGCGGTCATTGGTCGAGTGGCACATCACTGATGACGGCGAGCTGGACTATGTCGTGCAGCAGGCGATGATAGGCAACAATTTCGACCAAGTGCCGATACCGGCCGCGAAACTGTTCGTGTTTACTCACGAGCGCGAAGGCAGCAATTTCCGAGGCATCAGCCTTCTGAGGGCCGCGTACAAGCACTGGTATTACAAGAACAACCTGTACGCCATTGACGGCATAGCCGCCGAGAGGCACGGCGTCGGTCTCGCCTCGTTCACGTACCCCGACCAGGCCACGCAGGCGCAGAAGGACGCGGTGAAGGAGATAGGCGAAAGGCTGCATTCTCACGAGAGGGCATACGAGGCTCATCCCGAGTCCATAAAGTTCGACCTCAAGGGCGTGCAAGGTCAGCTGCATGACATCATGCGCAGCATAGACCATCACGACCTTCAGATAGTCAGGAGCATCCTGGCGCAGTTCATGAATCTAGGCGCCAAGTCGACAGGCAGCTACGCGCTGAGTCAGGACCAGTCGCAGTTCTTTTTGATGGCCCTGCAGGCCGTGGGCAGGAACGTCTGCAACACGGTGAACCACCAGGGAATCAAGGAAATGGTGGACTACAACTGGGACGTAAGGAAATACCCGAAGCTGACGGTCAGCGGCCTTGACAGTCCTGACGTTTTGGCGTACGCCGGAGCTATAGCGCAGTTGGTGACGGCCGGGGCGATAGTCCCGGACGACCCGATGGAGAACGAGCTGAGGAGAATAGTCAAGATGCCGCTCAAGACCAAGGACGCCGCACCGAGACCGGCTCCGACGCCGGCCGCGCCAATGACCGAAGGCAGGACATGGCCAGCCGACGCGGAAGAGGCTGCCGCTGAGAAGGCTGTGGTCGTGAAAACCAAGAGCACGGACAGGGCGCTGTTGGCGGCCGAGTTCTGGAGGGCGCCGACTGGCGTCGAGAAGTCAGTGGCGTTCGCTGAGATTGAGCAGACGCTGGACACGTTCGAGGACAAATTCGTCAAGGCGATAACGCCGATACAGCGGAAGCAGACCAAGGTGCTGGTGAACGTCGTCGCAGGCTACCTAGAAGACGGGGAGTATGACCGGCTGACGGAAATTGACGTCCCCTACAGAGCGCAGGTGGCTGACGTGATTGAGACGCTGCTGAGCGACCTCGTAGCATACGGCGCGAAGCAGGTCAGGGCCGAGTCTTCCCGGCAAGGCAGCACACTGAAGGCGCAAGACGTTCCGAAGCCGCAGGACCCGCAGGCGTTCCTGAGAGTCAGGTCGCTGGCTGTGGCCAACATACTCGCGAACAGAATGCGGGCTGCCTTGACCTGGGAATCCATGCGACAGCTGCGGGAGGGCACGCTCGACAAAGGCCAGCTGACGGCGTCGGTCGACGAGCTGTCGGACAAGGAGTTGCGAAGCGTGTCGAAGGCAAGCGCGAGCGAGGCGGTCAACCTCGGAAGGCAGGAGCAGGCCAGCAAGATGAGCATCAAAAGAGTCACGTCAAGCGCGCTGCTCGACAGCAACACTTGCGACTACTGTCGCAAGATGGATGGCGAAAGTTGGGCGCCCGGCGAAAAGCTGACGAAGCCGGACAACATGCCCGTGCCGCCGGAGCCGCCGTACGAGGAATGCGAGGGCAGGGACCGCTGCCGCTGCCTTTGGGTGTACACGTTTTCACAGGAGGAGTAATGGACCAGTTTACAGCCTGCGGGAGTCGGCCGAACTCCACCAGAAGCGACAGAACGCGAATCCTGGGCCTTGGAATTTGCGAGTATATTATATCAGGCCATGCTGCTCGGACGCGCCTTATGCTTGACGGCTGTCCTGCGCGTGACACGGCGTCACACACGGCACTTGGAGGATTGTGAGTATAAACATAAGGCCGGGCACTTTTCGGCTCCAGGATTCGCGTCCTGGCGCTTGCAGCAAAGGCCAAAAGCAAGGCCTTCGGGCCATATTTTAGGAGGGACAAATGAAGACGATGACGGCAAAATACAGCATGCCGGACAACATTCCGGACTACATCAAGAACCTGCCTGAGGGAGCGCAAAGAGTCTTTGTCGATGCGTTCAACGGCGCCATGGACGACGGTGCTTCTGAGGAGGAATCAAGGATGGCCGGATGGGGAGCGGTCAAGAACGTCTACGAAAAAAGCGGAGACGAGTGGGTGCGCAAGGGCGCCGAACTGACCACTCTCAGGTACGTCTCGATGATAGGCGAGGCGCCTCTTGACGGGTCGAACGAGTCGGCGGTCCAGGTGTTCAGGACCGGAACTTTCAGGCATCCTCTGTACGGCAAGTTCACGCTGACCGTAGACGACCTTCGCGTGATGGTGGCCAACTTCATCGCACACAGGCCGAAGCCTCCGACCGAGCTGTCCGTTGACTACGAGCACATGAGCGCAGTCGGCAACCAGATAGCCCCGGCCGCGGGGTGGGTGAAGGACCTCGAGCAGCGGGGTAACGAGCTGTGGGCGACAGTGTCGTGGACGGACAAGGCCGCCGAAATGATACGCGCCAAGGAGTACAGGTTCATCAGTCCTGAATGGCACATGCACTACAAGGACAAGGAGACGGGCAAGGACATCGGCGCATGCCTGTTGTCCATGGCCCTGACCAATAGGCCGTTTATAGAGGGCATGCAGCCGGTCATGCTAAGCGAGAAACTCGAGGAATACAACGCTAGCGTGCTGATGCTCAGCGACAGAATGCTGGGGCTATTCATGCCGCAAGACAAGGAGGGTAACATGAAAGGAGCAGACTGGGACACAGAGTATATCAATGACCTGCCGGATAAGGCCTTCGCATACATCGCCCCCGGAGGGGAAAAGGACGAGAAAGGGAAGACCGTGCCTAGAGACAACCGTCACCTGCCGTACAGGAACATGGACGGGTCTACTAACCTGGACCACCTGAGGAACGCGCTGGCCAGACTTGACCAGACGTCCCTTCCCCAGGAGGCGAAAGCAGAGGCAAGGAAGGCGCTCGAAAAGGCCGCCGAAGAGGCGGGCGTTGGAGAGGCTGGCGATAAAGAACCCAACAAAGGACAGGAGGTAACTGTAGTGGAAGAGCAAATCAGGGAAATACTCGGACTGGCGGCGGAGGACGACATACTGGCCGCAATCAAGGACCTCAAGGCCAAAGCCGACGCCGCCGGTGAAGCCGAGCAGCAGAAGACCGAAGCGGAGCAGGCCAGAGAAGCCGCAGAGACAAAGCTCCAGGCGGCCGAGGCCAAGCTGGCATCCGGCGAGGTGGACGCAGACGTCAACCAGGCGCTGAAGGACGGGCACATACTGCCCAAGCAGGTGCCGTGGGCCAAGGACCTGCGAGCCAAGGACCCGACAGGGTTCAAGACGTTCCTCGCGTCAGCACCGAAGATAGGGCCAGAGGGCACGATAATCGGGCGAGAGTCCGAGGAAGGCGCCATTCAGCTGACTGAAAAAGAGATTGAGGTCGGCAAGCGGATGGGCGTCTCCAAGGAAGAGCTGGTCGAGCAAAAGAAGAGGGACGCAGCCGCCAAGACAACGGCGTAGGCGCCTTCGGACAACAGACAAAATAATCGAAGGAGAACAACCGAACATGAACCGATTAGCGAAAACCTTTCGCAGGTTCGGCCTGATAATGGCCATGGTGATGCTCATAGTCTTGGGCATCCCCGGGGCATTGTCTGCCGACACACAGATACCCCGCAAGGAGGCGGGACTGCAGAGCTATCCGGTGGCCGCGTCAGCGACCATCTACAAAGGCGCGATGGTAGGCTCTGACGGAGACGGCTATCTTGTGCCAATGTCGACGACCATCACTTTCAAGTTTGTCGGCATTGCGTATGAGCAGATTGACAACTCATCCGGCAGCGACGGCGACAAGAACTGCCGCGTCCACACGTCGGGCGTATTCAAGCTGACCGCGACAAGCATTGCACAGACAATGGTCGGCCAGCCAATGTTCGCGATTGACGACGCCACCATGGACGACTCTGGCACCAGCTACCAGCTCATTGGCGTTCTTGTCGAATACTCAAGCGCGACAAGCGGCTGGGTTGACATTGGGCAACGACCAGGAATACGCGGTGTCGCCGACAACCTGCAGATACTCACAGACACCGACACAAAGAACGTGCGCATAAACAGCAGGAGTTACACTGCCACAAGCGGTGACGTTACGGCTGTCCAGTCTAAGCCGAATGTAGCAACGGGCGGGACCATTGGCGTCACCGGCATAGAAGTATCGCCTCGATTCGCCGAAGGCGCCGCAGGCTCGAAGCTTGTTGGCATCATGTCCAATCCTATACTGAAAGGCAGCGGCGACCAGGGCGACCTGAGCAGCGCCATGAGATGCTACGAGGCCAGGCTCGAGAGTGACAGCGGCAGCACCAGAACCGTCGCCGAAGCCTACTGTCTGCACTGCATGCAGGCGCTCCACGGCACGGTAACAACGGGGCCATACCCGATAGCGGTCGATGCGGGAGGCGGCAACGTTGCCTGGGCTGGCTTCGCAAAGCTGCCTGACGATAGCCAAGTGGCTAACGATGAGGATACGGGAGACGCGAACACAATCGCCGGCTACATAAAGGTCCTTATCGGAACCAACACCCGCTACATATACACATACAGTGTATTGCCTAGTGCCTAGCATCAAATAAAATTGAAGGAGACGGACTGATGAAAAATATGGACTTAGTTGAGCTCAAGAAGGACAGACAGAATCTTCAGGTGATGCTTGAGGTCGAGCAGCAGAAGCTGATAGATACTCAAAACGCTTGCCTAAGATTCGAGGGCGCCCTTACTTATAACTCGCAGTGTATAGCCTTCCTTGAGCAGGAAGACGAGCCGGACAAGCCCGTTTCCTAACAAAATACGACAAAGGAGATAACCGACAATGACATTAGTAACTTCAGACTTCCTCGCCGGCCTGATGACAAACTACCGGGCAATCTTCACCAAGGCGCTCGACGAAGCGTTCGCCGAGAAGCCGCTCTACACGGAGATAGCCACGAAGTTCGACAGTCTTACCGCCGAGGAGAGCTACGGATGGCTCGGGGCTAACCCGACGATGTCGGAGTGGAAGGACAAGAGACAGGTAAAATCACCCAAGGCCTATGACTACACTCTGACGAACAAGCACTACGAGGGCACCATATCCGTCAACCGCGATACCTATGACGACGACAAGTACGGGATGATTGCCCCTCGAATCCGCGGGCTCGCCAACAGGGCGGTCCGCCACTTCAACCAGGTGATTGTCAGCCAGCTGGACGACGGCGCCACGCTGCTCGCGTATGACGAGGCCGCCTTCTTTGGCACCTCCAGGACCATCGGCGACAGCGGGACCATCGCCAACCAGCTCACCGGCAACTATTCCGACTCCGGCGACGAGATTCGGGCGGCCCTGGCTGCCGCGTTCGTGGCGATGCAGAACTTCAAGGACGACCAGGGCATTGTCATGGGGCTGATGCCCGACACCATCGTCTGCTCGCCCACGATGCTCATCCCCATCCGCAATGCCCTTCTGCCCGGTGTGGCGGGGACTGTACGGCCTGAGGCCGGGATATTCGCCGACGGGCTCATCCACCCGTCGCCATGGATTGACGGCGCGGCCAAGACCTGGTACGTGCTTTGCACGAAAGCGGTTGAGGTGCGGCCGATAATCTTCCAGCTCCGCAAGAACGTGGAGTTCGTGTCCATGGACAAGCCCGACAGCAACAGCGTGTTCATGCAGAATGAGTTCTACTATGGCGTAGACGACAGGTTCGCCTCCGGCTACGGCGACCCGCGAACCGCCATCCAGATAGTCAACACGTAAAGCCTTCAGGCTTGCGCTTAGCGGGAGGAGCGCACGGGTTTCTCCCGCCCACGGAATCCTGAAGAGAAGGAGGACAGCAGAATGAAGGCCAAAATCAAAGTCGAGGCGACGGTAGACGTCGGCAGGAAAGACTACAAGGCGCTCGAGGCGGCAGGCCCGCTCGAGCTGGTGCAGACAGCCCAAATGCAGGGCGCGAAAATAAGCACCAGCGTCGAGAAGGCGCGCCAGACCGCCAAAGAAAGGAAGGCGGAGCCGCCTGAGCCCGGCGGGGAGGAAGGCAGTGGCGATAATGTCGGGAAGGGTGGCGGCGTACCGTCATAACGCCTCTGACTTGGGCACCTCAACGACGATATTCTTTGTGGATGGCAGGGAACTGACCGTCGATGGCCATGTTCACTTTCCGCATAACATGACTTTTGAGGTTCGCTATCAGAGGAGAAACGACCCGGAGCCGCACAAAATAAAGCAGATAACGGCTGTGGCCGGATAAGGAGACGAGCATGAGTTACTGCACTATAGCGGATGTTCAGACGCTGAATCCGACAAGGACGTACAGCGCGACGTCTAAACCGACTCTGACTCAGGTCGGGGAGTACATAACGCAGATAGCCGGCGAGGTCGACACGGTTTTGCAGGGCAGAGGTCTTGGGGTGCCGATTGAGACTC